TCTTCTAATACTTTGCTGCCAGACAAGATGTACTTATGAACACGTTTACGCTTAATCTTCTTTTGTCTGACTTCTTTAAAGCCAGTGGCCAATAATTCATCGTGCTTGTCGGTATCTTCTTCTAGCTCTTCTTGCGAGTATCTTTCCTCTGAACCATCTAAGCCTTGAAAGATCTTGATAATTTCAGACTTTTCCTCAATTACGTAGTACTCTGCGACATGGACCACATCTGGTGTACACCAGTCAAACTCGCTCATGCTTATATCTTTTGGCCATGTAGCAGGATCGTCGTCATACTCTTCTTCATACTGTTCTATAGGGATGGAAGAAAGGACAAAACACTTCTTAGCATCTGACTTATCTTGTTTTTTAGCATTGAGATCAAAGAACACCGACGAATCAGCGTCGAATATTGGCTCAATCTTAATCCTTTGACGCTCGTCATCTTCATCTTCTTCGTCTTCATAAGATGTTCTCAACCTCCAGGCACCGAAACCACCACCAACCGCCTCTTCAAACGCGTTATCATAGGCTTCTTCAGCTGAACTATCTTGTTCATCGGCTCTATATAAGCCGTCACAGACATCAGCAGTGGCATTAGTAGGAGAGCCATCCTTAGGGACGAAGTCAACAGTAATTCTATTGTTTCTATATTCATTAATAATAGAAATTACTGATAAATGGATTTTATTTACTTCTAATTTTGGCTTGTTTTCAAACATTTCACCAAGAGATCCTTCCCATTGAGCGCCAGCAATAGAGTAAAAGCGTCTGTCTTCCAGGCACTGAAGTCTCTCTGCGTGTAGGGCGCTTTGTATCCTATCGAACTCTGCTAAAGCTTCGACATGGATCTTTACAAGCTTTTCAATTTGAGATTGATGCATCGTGTTACCTTTACTTACAATGTAAAGATATGTTAACCCTTTTTGTAACGATTTGCAAATGGATTGCGGACAGGCTCAACGTGAACGCTTTGGTATTTTCGTTTTGTCTCTTCAACGGCATGTGCTCTACGTAGCCCTTCGCAAGCATAGCGAAGCGCATCGATGCAGTGGTTGTTCTTATCTTCAGGTATCGGATATATTTCACCTGTTTGCTTATTCTCTTTGTATTTATAAAGAGTCATTTCCTCGATAACCTTCTGACACCTTGGATGCACTATAATCTCATGAGACTTTAGCCACTTAATACCTTCCTCAACTGACCTTGGCCCTTTAACGGCAGCCAACATCGCAGGAAACCCTTGCCTCTTCAAGTAGGATATAGTCTCAGGCCGTGATGAATCAGCTACAATTGGCCACTTCTCAGAATCTGGCACTGACATAAATAAAGCAGCGGTATCATGAACCTCACAGCCATGCATGTATGCTTCATACTCTATATACAGCTTTCTACCGTTCAGGAAACAACGAACCAGCGTTGTAGGGTCATTAGAGAAACCAAAGTCAGCACCAAGGCGTAACATAGCGCCAGGTGGTGTTTCAAACTCTTCAACTCGCCAGTTTCTAAATATCCTGGACTCAGAATTCTTGACGTACTGCCCTAGCCAAATATGGTTGTATTTATCGATATCCCTTTTAAGGTCCTCTTCCATCTCATCTTTCATAGAAGGGGGAAACCAGGGATTATCTGTGTAGTTAACTTCTAATACAAGTGTTCTAGCCGTAGTGTCTTCTTCCCTGAAATACACATCAATAGGATCAGTTTCAAACCGTGGGTTCCAGGTAAAGATGATCTGTGCATCGTCTTTCCTCATAGTAGGACGTATCATGTCAAGTGAGCGTTGTGAACAGACCTGCGCTTCTTCATACCACAAGATGTCAAAAGCCTCAAAAGATTTAATCGATTCTGAAGTAGTCTGAGACAAGCCAACAAACGCAATGATGCCGCCGTAAATAGATTTAATGCAGTCTCTTTGTATCTCAAACATGTGCTCAACTTTAAGGCTAGCTATCTTGCTCTCTATTAGTTTTTTAACAGAGTACTGGAGGGACTTTTGAAACTCACGAGCACACAAAATGTCACACTTAGCCATCACAGAACGTTCTACAATGTACTCTGCAATTGCATGTGACTTACCGCTAGCTCTGCCACCATGGATGGCAATATAGCGATAGTCTTTCTGGAACATAGGTTCCATCCACTCAGGTGTTTCTATTTTTAGCTCTAAGTTTGTCAAACCATGCCTCTTTTCTATTTTTCGGCGACAATTCTACTTCTACCACTTCTTCAACAACATCCGCCACGGCTTCTTCCATAATAATGTCCACAGCTTGCTGCTTAACAGCCACCTTAACCAGGTTACGGGTGATTTTTGTTGGTGTGGCACTTTTAGTATTCTCTTCCATCGATAATGTTCTTTTAGTTGTCTCTGCCCACCCCATTTGAGTCTTAGCCCAGAGAGATAACATGGCTGCATCGCCTGCCATGGCTTTTTCATATATAGTTTGGGAGATATTGGCATTAAGGTGAGCGCGAGTCTTATTAAGTACTCTCGAATAGAGATGCTGCATTCTGGCAACAGATATGCCACGAGTGCCGAGCATAGCGGCTAGCTGAACCAGTGGCAGGCCGAGGCCACCAATCTTAGCTAAAACAGCTTCATCTATTTCGCTAAAAGGTGCCTCACTGTCAACTTCTAAGTATTCGTTATCGGTTGGGGGTGGCCCACCATTAAAGTTATGGTGCTGTACAAATGTAATACTCTTTCTAGTCGTCATGCCTTTTTTAGATCCTGTGGCGCCAGTTGTGTAACTGATTGTAACACCAGTCGCCGCAAGCTGTCCATGTTTTAGTTTACAAAACATTACAGAATTAGTAACAAATTGGTGACACAGGAAAAGATGGCCTATTACCCCCCTTTTATAAAGTCGTCGATGCTAAGCTCAGTCTCGTTTCCTTCGAGCTTCCTATACAGACTGACTTTACTGTCATAAGAGAGTTTTATTGCATAGCAGTCTCTCAGTCTATTAAAAACGTTGGCGTCCTCGGCGCCTGTGTATAGGCGAACACCCGCTAGCCCTAAATTCCACAAAAGTTCTGCATCATAAGTAAATCCCAGCCGATGCAGCTTTTTCTCTATCTTACACACTAAATCTCGAGTTGCAGTATAGTCACTCTCTGTTATAGCAGCCATCTCGTCCAATACTTTATCGCCATAATTGACAGCTGCCTCTTCAGTAGCCGTATATTTGTCAAGCAGGGCATTTACCTTCTTAGCCTCTAGCCCCTCCTTCCTCTTTATGATTTTATCTAGTTCTTGTCGGAACTCTCTGACGTCCTCTGCGGTGACGCCACTCTGCTTGATACTCCTCATGTCTGCAATGCCGTGAACACAAAGATCGTAGTCATTTCTACGGTTTTTAAGAGAAGCGATTGTGCTGCTTTCAAGACATTCCAGATACAGCTCACCTTTCTCCGACGACTCCCAGTAAGAAGGCTCTGCTGGCTTCGTTGGCTTATAAGGGTTGGCGTGCCATACAGCATAAGTGGGCAGAACAAGCTTGTGCAACGCTTCGGGGTCTAAAGTTACCGTCTCTTCGTAGGGTGTGAACTCAACACTTTCGCCTGTGTCAGCCTTCCTTTGCTTAGCCTCAAACTCCTCAGCCGTCATTACTTCTTTCCAGCCGGTCAGAATTTCATCGTTGTGGTACATAATCAGCTCCTGGCTAAATTCTACTTTGGATAACTCGCAATAAAATGGTCTACCCTCTTCATAGCCTCCTTACAAGCTGCTGCCTCTTCCTTCTTTTCAGCCAGCCTCTCTTCCCTGAGAGCAGCAGCTGGCCCTTTTATCTCTTTAGCCATGGCCTCTAAATCATTAACAAACCTCAGCCGTGTAGTTAAGGTTGCCTCTGGTGGTTGCTCGTTGTCTGGTTTAAGTATATCAGACACAGGCTTGCTTACACAGTACTTATTACTAAGAAGACATGGGGCGCCACACCTCGTCACCAACTCATATCTGGATAACCAAACTGTTTCAAACTTAGTAATGCCAAGCTCTTCCATGTCATCTATGACAAGTCTAGCTGCAAAATGTATTCTGTCTAACTCCCATACTTTCATACTAATCCCCTCTCCAATTAACCTAGAGTTAAGTATACGCCAGTGGCTATAGCAATTACTGTAAAGAATTGTAAAACAGACTTCACTTTACTGAATAGCTGGATGTTTTCAGCTCTGACCTTTGTGAGATGGCGATCTTCTTCTACGAGAGCATGAAGGCCTTCTGCAAAAAAGTGACGAAGCTTGTACATGTCATACGGCTCCCACGGTGCAAGATCGAGGCTGACTAGTGTCATTTTTAAACCTCGGTCTTCGCTCTCGTAGATAAAGCATGCGGTGACTTTAAGACCAACATCTATGATATCAATGCGCATACACTCTCTTATGTCGTCGTTGACAATCATGCTCGACAAAGCTTCATCTTTCGCCGCCAAAATATGAGGCATAAGCTTGCTTATTACGGTCATAGTTTTTAATCTCCTGTCAAGCAATTTAGCAGTATGTCGTCTCTTAGTTTCAGTGTTTCGTGGGTGATGAGATGGTTTGTTTTGAAGTACTCTGAGTTAAACTCAAGTATGAGGAATGTTAGTGCCTCTTTCACTTCTTTCACGCGGCCTGTGGTTTTGAAGACTTTTTTTCCTGTGCTCACGTGCACAAGATCCACGCACTGGTCTTCGCCATACTTAACCGCCTCGTATGCCTCTAGGTAGATATCCAGGCAATAGGATTTAGTGAGAGGTGACGCTCGAAAGCAAAAAACCTCTATCAATACAATTAGACTACACTTCGTGTTAGGGCCGATTAAAACCTCCCTTTCTGAGAGTACTTCTCTGATCCCGCCACTCTTCTCTATCAGCTCTTCTGTAATCTCGATCATATAAGCCTCTTATTATCTTTACATGTAACTTCAGCCATAATAATAGCCTAGCCATATACGACAGTTTGTAATGAATTGTAACCATGAAGAATTTAGAACGCAAAAAGACCAATACGGTAATTTCCCGTATCAGTCAAAATAGGAGGCATCAAAGGACTCGCACCTCGCTGCCCTCAACAGTGCGTGCACTGCGTATTGGGTTCCTCACATAGAGGTCCGCCACAGTAAACAACCCGCCAGTTTGAGCATGCTCGCATAGGCTTAGCGGGGCTTATTTTCAAGCATCAAAATCTTTAGCCATATACAGCATACTGGATTCGTTCACCAGCGCAGAGCCCGAGGCCCTTCTCTACAGTACTGTATATAGCCATGAAAACATTCAACCTTAGCCAAATATCAACCAAAGTAAAGCGTCCCTCACCTTGTTCACTGCGCCCTTGCAATGGCCAGTTAAAATTTAACGTCTTATGGACGTGACTCGAAGGAATTAAGGTGACCTTTC